TACATTTTATAAAAGTCTTCGACTTGTATATTCTGGTATAAAAACCCATTTTATTAAAATCTCAATACCCCCGAGGGAGTAGATCAATTAATAAAAATTTTGGGATAAAAATTTCCAGTTTATATGATAAACTCCCATTTGGGAGATTTTATATAAAACACAGCTAAAAATGGTAAACTACCTCTTTCGGCAAAAATGCTGTGTAATATTTTGTATTAGTTACTTTTGCAACTTCGCTATAAATATATCAGATATATCTTTAGCGGTTTTAGTATCATCAAAAGTCGTTGATTGTACTTCGAAAATACCTATTCCTTTATTCAAAGTTTTTGTATCCATTTTATTCATTAATAAAGTGATAAAAGACTTAAAATAAAGGTTTTGTTTTGTTCCTTCTATTAAGGTTTCTGGTTTTGTATAAAACGCAGTTAAGACATTAGATATTCTATCCATAGGTATAATAACATCTATGTCTTTAAATATAGTTTGTGGAGATGTTTCTCTAGAAAAGATTTCTCTACTAACTTTTGTATTTAACATGTTTAATAAAACACGTATCGGTAATTTTTCTAATGGTTCTCCATTACCGTTCACTAAATCTTTTATACTCATCAACAAAGTTGGGAATACAGGATCTTGTGTATAATTTTCCAACACTGGTTTTAAAAATTCCACAAAACGAGATATAGGTATTTCTCCTGTTATTGCATTAGTGGGTTGTGTTGGTTGTTCAGGTTGTGGTGGTGATACAGTACTAGTATTATTTCCTAAGAGAGAACCTAATAAGTTTCCTCCAATTCCTCCTAGTGCGTTACTTAACATACTTGTTCCAGTATTCACTATACCATTCAACAATGGACCTCCTATAGAGGACAATGCTGAACCTGCAATTCCTAATATTGAAGCTAAACCGAAGAAAACAATTGCTACTTCGTCATTAACATCACCTGGTATACAAACATGATGTAAACTACCTGCAATATTAGTTGGTAATCTAGAGTGCACAGTGTATGTTCCCACTACTGGTCCCATAGCTCCTGCACCCTTTGGTACTACATGCGCAAAACGCATGAATTTTTGAGTTATAGCATTATCATCAGATCCTTCAGTATCAACTAAAGAAGGTAGATTTAATGGTATAGCCATAATCTCATTTTTAATTAGTTCTTTTTCAATAAAAACTGGAAATTCATCCAAATCTAAATTTTCCTCGGAACCTTCACTATAATTTACATTTTCTTCTTCTGGTTTTACACCTACTGCTGAAGTTATAAAATTTTGTGGGTCTAAGAATTTATCATTAGGTATCTCATCTACAAAAATTTCGTCAGAATAAAAATTAATTGTATCCAAATCATTACAATTTAAATTCAAATAATTTTCAAACATTTCTGTAATTTCTGTTGGTGCTGCTTTACGAGGTTTTATTGGATGAGAAAATATAGAATTTCCTGCTTTTATTGCAATTCGAACTTTTACATCAGCTGCATCAGCTGTTCTATTTATACCAATTAATCGATATTTTAATTCACATTTTGCCTCATCTGTTCGTAACCACGGATTCAACCAATTTCGTGGTCTTATATCTGTATACTTAACTCCATGGAATTTTGCTGGTGTTAGTGGAATTTCTACTTTAGAACCAAATTGGATAAAATAACGGTGGGAATTTATATTGGCATCAAAAACTTCAATAACTCCTGAAATTTGTGGAGGTCTTGAAACATTGAATTGAACATATACTGTGTGAACAAAACCATTATATCGTTTTCCTGTTGTCCACAAGTTCCTTTTCCATGGTAAATTAAATGATTCACCTTTAGTATAAATAGTATATGGGTTAATAATTAGAGTTTGAAATTCTCCAATTTTTGAAGCATCTAATGTTATTGTAGATAAATCAACCCATTTTGTATTTAAATGTGCTGTATTGTTTTTACTTTTAGTCACATTTTTTGTTACAGTAGCTGGTGTTGGTGCTCTTGTTTCTACTTCTACTGTATTTGGAACTTCACTTACTAGTGAACTATTTTCCTCGGATGTTAAACCACCCTCTGCATTTACTTCTGCAGAATCACTATACCATGTTATTGTATCCACTGGTGGTGGTGGTATAGTTTGTGGTGTAAAATTAAGGAAAGGTGCTTCAATAGCTGTTGTTGTTTCATAATTGATCGTTTTTGTATAAATTTGTAAAGGATGTCCTGTTAATTTTACATTGTGAACACAACAAAATACTGTTACATTCAAAGGATCATTTAAAGACTCACTGCTATTGTTTTCTATAGTTCCAATTTTTATTGAACCGCCACTTTGGCCTGCTCTTGGTGGTCCCGTCATACTTACCATTGATAAATCATTGGAGTATGGAACAGTTACAACAAGAGAAGGTGAAGCTGCTGGTTTCCATCGTACACCTCTAGTTACTACTGATTCATCTAATTCAGGTGCATGTACATTAAGATATATAGCTGTACCTAAAGGTGATGGTATATGAATTATATAAGATACATCATAACTTATATATTGATAATAACCTACGAATAGTGATTGTAAAGGAGCCATCCAGGGATTTATAGTTATATAACTTCCTACTGCTGGTAAAGAAAATATTTTTGGTGTAAAAGCACTGTATGCATCTCCTAAAATTGCACTACCGAATATAAACGATGGTGTTTTTCGATTTGTTGGTTTTCGTAAATAAAAGGATAAAATTGAGTCACAATAAGTTTGAATATTTAAACTCTGTGCTTCTCCTACTTCGCTGACTAAATGTCCTTTTTCTGTACGATCGTCGATTTGCCCTGATTTTAATATTGAGTCAATCCCAAGTGATACACGTAGGGGTGAATCCAATACCGTAATGCTTAGTGGCTTAGCATTACCTTTTGATTTATTCATTTTATTTGTTTTATTCATTTTAATTTATGTTTATTGTTACATATTCTGTTATAAGATTTGTTATAACAGCTGGATAGTTAGTACTCCTTTTAATAGTCGTATTACGTAAATCTTGAATTGAATTATCGATTCTAGAAATATCGTCTTTGACAACTAAAATTTCCAATTTTAAATCTTCTTCAATTTTATTAATATTACTATTAGTTTCTTTGAGATCAATTTCAAGTACTTCAACCGAAGTTTCTAATGAAACTATAGATTGAGTATTTTCTAAAGTTTG